AAACAATTGCTATTAAGAAAGCTAAAGAGCAATCATCTGCTCTTGAAGAACGTGTAAAAGCAATTGATGATATGCAGTCGTCTGCAAAGAAAGAAAAAGCTGAAGCAGAACTAATGCGTATACACCCTGACTTTGGTGACATTCGTGACAGCGATGAGTTTCACGAGTGGGCTGAAGAACAGCCTAAGTGGGTACAGGATGCATTGTATGACAATGACAATGACGCAAAGTCTGCTGCACGAGCAATTGACCTGTATAAAGCTGACAAAGGTATTTCTGCAAAGAAACCTGCAAGCAGCAAAGATGCAGCGAAATCAGTTGAAACACGTAACACACGTAGCAAGCCACAAGACGATGAGGCATCCACATATTTACGTGAATCGCAAGTTCAAAAGATGTCTCCTCAAGAGTATGAGAAGAAGTCTGATGAAATCATGGAAGCTATCCGCAGTGGAAAGTTTATCTATGATATGTCTGGTTCTGCCAGATAATATAAAAAAAGTGTTGACAAACAGTTTACTTTCAGTATAACTATAGTCATCATTAGTGTAAGTGGGTTAGCTACTTGCTTACACTACCACGCAAACAGTACCATCTTACGGATTACCTGAAGAGCATGGCCCGTTAATTATCTGGTAGGCCAACTAGATATGATACGCACCCATAGTGAATCAGCCTCTGATTAGTCTGGTAAGTTTGCATCTGTAACGAAAAACAGCCAACATTAGGAGAATATATCATGGCTTTTACTACCGCAGCCGGGTATGGTAATCTTCCTAACGGTAATTTTTCACCTGTAATTTACAGCAAACAGGTGCAACTTGCTTTCCGCAAGTCTGCTGTTGCTGAAGCTATCTCAAACTCCGATTACTTCGGTGAGATTGCAAACATGGGTGATTCCGTTAAGATTATCAAAGAACCCGAAATTTCAGTTCAGGCTTATGCACGTGGAACACAAATCACTGCACAAGACCTTGACGATGAAGACTTCAGCCTAACAATTGACAAAGCTAATTACTTTGCATTTAAGGTTGACGACATTGAAGAGGCACACTCACACGTAAACTTCCAGTCATTGGCAAGTGACCGTGCTGCGTATCGCCTTGCTGACCAGTTTGACCAAGACGTTCTTGGCTACTTGTCAGGCTACACCCAGTCTGCACTTCATGGTGCGGCTGATACCGTTAACACAACTGTTAATGGTTCAAAAGCAGTTACAACTGCTGGTTCAGATGAACTCCTGTCTTCAATGAAGCTGGAAGCTGACGACTTCGGTGGTTCAGCAGGTTCATCAATTGGTATTCAGCCACGTGCTGGTGGTGCAACTTCTGCAACTGTTGGTTCAGGTAATGCCAACGCACTGCAAATTATTGCTCGCATGGCTCGTAAGCTGGACCAACAGAATGTTGATACTCAAGGCCGCTGGCTTGTTATCGACCCTGTGTTCAAAGAAATCCTCATGGACGAAGATTCACGTCTGTTCAATGCTGATTTCGGCGGTTCAGGTCTGCAAAATGGTCTAGTGCTGAACAACCTGCATGGTTTCCGTGTGTATGTGTCTAACAACCTGCCTGTAATTGGAACTGGTCCATCAACAACTGGTGGTACTAACGCTTCTAACTACGGCGTAATGGTTGGTGGTCACGATTCTGCTGTTGCAACTGCAGAGCAGATTAACAAGACTGAAACCTACCGTGACCCTGACAGCTTTGCTGACATTGTTCGTGGTATGCACCTGTATGGTCGCAAGATTCTTCGTCCTGAAGGTCTTGTCAACGCCATCTACAACTTGGTATAAGGGAGATTTAGACAATGGCTGTACTTTCACAATCCGTTGCTAAAGGTGTTCGTGTATACGAAGCCGAAGTAACCCTACCTACCGCAAGTGGTACTGTAACTGCCGTTAGCATTCCTGCTAATTGTTTAGTATTGTCTGCTGGTTGTGTTGTAACTGAAGCATGTGCTGGTTCAACTGCACACGTTGCTGACCTATCAATTGGGTCTGCAGACATCGTGACTGCAATTAACCTGCAAGCTGGTTCAGTAGGTGACATCATCACAGAAGCTGCTGTACCACAGGGTACAACTGCTGCCGACACCATTGACGTTGTTTCAACTGTCACTGGTACAGGTACTGCTGGTAAAGCACGTGTCTACGCACTTGTTGTAGATATGTCTGCACCACGCACGGCTAACGAAG